GTGTCCTAAAGTGTCCGAAGTGGCGTGTTAACAATTTCAAGAATGGCTTAAAACCTAGATGCCTAGGTAGCTCAGTCGGTAGAGCAGAGGACTGAAAAGCCCATGAAACCTTATCACGCCACCGTAACAAGATTAGAATATATATTGTAATGTATACCACAATCCATATAATCCTTTGCTCCGCTACCGTAGGTAGTAATGAGTAAAGCCACAGTAAAACTTATACGTGTCCCAAAAGGAGGCATTATGGCTACATTGGAAGAACAGATAGAGCTAGAGTATCAGATGGTTCAATCAGGTATCGACAGATACCACAAGCAGTTACAGGATTTGTTGGGAAAGGAGTTAGGGTCAAAGACTAAGCATGGTCGGACTATTATCAAAGGGATACTTGACCCAGTGCAGGAAGCTATAGAAGAACATTGTAAGGTAGATAAAAGGTACAACCGCAGTACATCCAAGAGTTTACTCAAGGACATGGATGCAGGTAAGGTAGCTTACTTAGCTTTAGTCTGTTTAGTAGATAGTCTAGCTAACAACGGTACGTTACTGAAAGTTTGTAGAACCATAGGCATTCAAATTGAAACACAAAAGAGATTGGATGCTTGGCTACAGCTAGACAAAGAAGTAGCTAACAACATGATTAAGGAAGCTAACAAGAAATCAGATAAAGGGTTTCACCACAAGCGGTATGGTCTTGACCACAAGATTAAGAATGATGAGATTGATCTACCTACTTGGACAGGACAGGAGAGGATTAACGTAGGCATCAAACTTGTTGATCTAATCATTACTGCTACTGGCATTGTGAAACTAGAGAAGAAGATACAGAAAAGGAAAACTATTTACCACGTAGTACCAACAGCTGAAACAGAGGAGTGGATCAAGGCATTCAACGAGACCAATGAAGTAGCATTGCCTAGATACTGCCCCTGTATCATTGAACCAAAAGATTGGGATTCATTCTGGGGTGGTGGTTACTACTCGGAACACATTAACAACTTACCATTTGTGAGGGTACACGCATGAGACAGTCAGCGCAGGATTACATCAATGCTCTTAAAGACCGTGATATGTCTCTGGAGTACCAGTGTGTTAACGCACTACAAAGAACACCGTGGCGTATCAATGAGTTTGTTGTAGATACCTTACGTCAGTGTTGGGACAGTGGTCAGTCTTGGGAAGGGTTGCCTCCAAAAGATAACTTAGCTTTACCTAAATACCCTTTTAGTAAAGAACCTAAGTATCTTAATGATGAGGAGACAGCGGTGTTCAAGACGTTCAAGTCAGAGCGTAACAAGATACACAGCTACAACAATAAGTCTATGTCTAAACGGATTCAGGTAGAGCGTACTATTCAACTTGCCGAACAGTATAAAGATATAGAGAAGATGTGGTATGTATGGCAGCTAGACTTTCGTGGTAGGAAGTATCCAGTTGAATCTTTCTTGTCACCTCAGAATGCAGATTACAGTAAAGCACTCTTAGAGTTTAGTAATGGAGTGATAGTATCTAATGACGAGGATGCAAGATGGTTGGCTATACATGGTGCTAATGTATTTGGAGTAGATAAGGTAAGCTTAGAAGATAGAGAGATGTGGGCGTACATGAACGTACAGAACGCAGTTGATGTTCATAACGATCCTTTAACTAACAAATGGTGGCAAGAAGCAGACAAACCTTGGCAAGCACTTGCATGGTGTTATGAGTGGGCGTTATACAACAACGCTAGACAGTTTGGTGAGCCATTCTATACTCACCTACCGTGTTCAAGTGACGGCTCTTGTAATGGACTACAACACCTCTCAGCTATGCTTAGAGACCTTGAGGGTGGTAAGTCAGTAAACCTAACACCACACGCTACACCTCAAGACATCTACACGGATGTAGCCAAGAGAACAACAGAACTACTGGAGCAGGAGAACACAACACTAGCAACGGAACTGCTTAACATTGGAGTGTGTAGGAAGATATGTAAGAGACCTGTGATGATTGTACCCTACTCAGGGACACAACACAGTTGTAGAGATTACATACTGGAAGCACTGGAAGATAAATGTAAAGGTAAGAACCCTTGGGGTGATGACTTCTGGAAGCCAGCTACATACTTAGCTAAGTTTGTCTGGAAAGCCATCAACGAGGTTATTGTCTCTGCACATACAGTAATGGAATACATTAAAAACATTGCCAAACTATATAGCCAACAGGGGAAACCTTTTGAATGGGAAACACCAACAGGTTTATTAGTAAGGCAGTCGTACAGTAACACCAAGAAGCTACGCATCTGGACACACTTGAGCGGTTCTACAGTTAAGCTAAACTACAGACAACCACTTGAGAAAACAGTAGACGCACGTAAGAGTGTCAGCGGTGCTAGTCCTAACTTCACACACAGCTTGGATGCGGCAGCTTTGACCTTCACAGTAGATAAGTGTTTGAAGGAAGGCATTAAAGACTTTGCTATGGTTCACGACAGCTATGGCACACACAGTCCCAACATGATTAAACTTAACAATATGTTAAGGGAAGCTTTTGTTGAGATGTATAGAGATAACGATGTACTGCAAAATCTATACGATAGCGCAGTAAGTACGTTAGCGGAGGGTACAGAAGTTCCTGAACCTCCACCAAGGGGAACATTAAACATTGAGGAGGTGCTACAGAGTGATTACTTTTTTGCTTAATTCTCTAACCACCCCCTATAGCAATCCCCGAATAAACTTTAACTTAATAGGATAATAATTTATGGCTAAAAACATTTTAGTATTAGAAGGTAAAGCAGCATGGGCGAAAGTATTTGAACCTGATACAAAGTTTAATCCACTAGGTGATTACAGTATCAACATTCAAATGACTGAAGCAGATGCCGCTCCAATGTGTGAGAAATTAGAGGGACTAATTCAAGAGACATTTAAGAAGGCAGTGAAAGAGAAGCCACCTCTTAAGAACTCTCTGACCACACAAGATGTTATGTCAGTAGTATATGACAGAGAGACAGGAGACCCTACAGGAGATGTAGAGTTTAAATTTAAACTGAAAGCTAAAGTCCAAAAGAGAGATGGTAGTTGGTATGAGCAAGAGCCAGTAGTGCTTGATGCGAAGAAAACACCACTCACAGGTGATACCCTGATTGGTAACGGTTCACGAGTAAAGGTGGCATTCGAGCCTATCCCTTACGTAATGCAATCAACCAAGAAGGTAGGTGTGTCTCTACGACTGAAAGCAGTACAGGTAATAGATTTAGTTGAGTATGGTAACTCAGCTACAAGCGTGTTTGATGAAGAAGATGGCTTCGTAGCCCCCTCCGCTAATGCCGAAACTTCATCAACAACTGAGGTCTTTGCAGATGCCGCTGACTTCTAGATCGACCCTAGAAGAACGTGTGCAAGCAGACCTCGACTACCGTGGGATAGCTTATGAGTATGAACCTTGTAAGCTACCCTACACGGTAACTAGAAACTACATACCTGATCTTAAGATTGGAGATATATATGTCGAGGTTAAGGGATACTTTCGTGCAGAAGCACAGCGTAAGATGCGTAATATGAAGGAGCAACACCCAGAGCTAGACATACGGTTCTTATTTCAACGAAACAACAGTCCAGTACAAGGAGCAAAGAAACGTAAAGACGGTTCTAAGATGACTTGTGCAGAGTGGGCAGAGAAACATAACTTCACCTACGCAGAGGGAATGATCCCTGATGAGTGGTTTAACTAGGAGATAGTGATGGAAAATCAGGAGAGTGAATTTATTATGCACACTCCTTGTAGTAAGTGTGGATCATCAGATGCAAACAGCTTGTACTCTGATGGTCACACCTACTGCTTTAATTGTAAACACTATGGGCAATCCCAAGAGGAGGTCAGATTGGTAGAGAACGCAGTAAAAGACACGATATTCAAAACAGGGTCTTATCAACCGTTGGTTAAAAGAAACCTATCGGAAAAGACTACAAGGTTTTGGGATTATCAGGTAGCAGAAGGAATGCACATTGCAAACTTCAAGGATGCTGATGGCAACACAGTAGCACAGAAGCTACGATACCCTGATAAAACTTTTGCTGTAGTAGGTGACTTAAAGAAAGCTGTACTGTTTGGACAGAACCTGTGGCGAGATGGTGGTAAGAGTTGTGTCGTTGTGGAAGGTGAGCTAGATGCTCTCTCCATGTCACAAGCCTTTGATAACAAGTGGGCAGTAGTATCCATCAAGACAGGAGCGGCAGGAGCTAAGAAGGATATACAGAAAGCCATAGAGTGGTTAGAAAAGTTTGACTCAGTGGTCTTTATGTTTGACCAAGACGAAGTAGGTAAGAAAGCAGCACTAGAGTGTGCAGGTATGTTGTCCCCACGTAAGGCTAAGATTGCCAAACTCCCACTCAAGGATGCGAGTGAGATGATACAGGCAGGGAGACAGTCAGAACTTATTGATGCGTTTTGGGGAGCAAAAGAGTTTGCCCCTGATGGCATTATCAACGGTGAAGATTTGTGGGAAGCAGTATCAACAGAGAAGGAAGTACACACAGTACCTTACCCTTATGATGGACTTAACAACAAGATAGGCGGGTGTCGCTTAGGTGAAATTGTAACTGTTACGGCTGGTTCAGGTTTAGGTAAGTCACAACTCACAAGAGAGTTTGCTTACCACCTTCTTAACGAAGGAGCTACGATAGGATATGTAGCACTCGAAGAATCTAGCAAGCGTACAGCACAGGGACTTATGTCCTTACACCTAGGTAAACCAGTACATCTTGAAGAAGTCCCCACAGAAGAGCTTAGAGAAGCCTTTGATGCGACTCTTGGTACAGGGCGTGTGTTCATGTATGACCATTGGGGATCGACTGAAAGTGATAACCTATTGGGTAAGATTAGATACCTAGCAAGAGGGTGTGGTTGCCAGTACATTATATTGGATCACATTAGTATTGTTGTATCAGGTATCGAGGGTGGAGATGAGAGGCGAATCATAGACAACATGATGACCAACTTGCGGTCACTAACTGAAGAATTAAATATCGGATTGATTGTCGTATCTCATTTACGTAGACCTAGTGGTGACAGGGGACATGAAGAAGGGCAGTTAACTTCATTATCCCAGTTACGAGGTAGTGCGGCTATCGCACAACTAAGTGACATAGTAATTGGCTTAGAACGTAACCAGCAGGACGCTGAGACTTCTAATGTAACAACCGTCCGTATCTTAAAGAACAGATGGTCTGGTGATACAGGTGTAGCGGGACAGCTTCACTACTCCACCACAACAGGTCGTATGTCAGAGGAATTTGATGTACCTTTTTAATCACTCCAGCGAGAGGATATATGTTAATATTTGATATTGAAACAGATGGATTACTACAGGATGTAACAAAGGTACATTGTCTAGTCATACAAGACACAAGGACAGGTAAGGTGTGGGACTTTCACGGTAGCTCAATGAAAGAAGGGTTGACTATATTAGCAGAGTCACCTGAGATTGGCGGGCATAACGTGATAGCATTTGACATACCAGTCCTAGAGAAATTGTATGGTTTTAAATACGAAGGTGAGGTGTTTGATACTTTAGTGGCTTCAAGACTTATCTGGTCAAACCTAAAAGAAAAAGACCTACTTAAGCGTACTGTAGCTAACAAACTAATTGGTTCACACTCACTTAAGGCTTGGGGTGAAAGGCTTAACTACCATAAGGGTAGCTACGGTGAGCAGGAAGATGCTTGGGAAGAGTTCACCCCCGAAATGTTAGAATACTGTAAACAGGATGTTGGTCTTAACGTGAAGCTTTACGAGATGATACAACGCAAGCGTTACCCAGATGAACCTATGAAGCTTGAACATGACATGGCTAGGTTGTTGTTTCAACAAGAGCGCATTGGCTTTCCCTTTGATGTGGAAGCTGCACAAAAACTTTACACACGACTCTCTGCAAGAAAGCAGGAGATTGAAACCGAACTAGTTAACACCTTAGAACCAACGATAATTGAGCTAAAGACGAAAACAAAAACTATTCCATTTAACCCTGCATCAAGACAGCAGATTGCAGACAGGTTAATGAAGAAGGGTTGGACACCAAAAGAACACACTCCATCAGGAGAGCCAAAAGTTGACGAAAAAATCTTAGCGGGAATTGATATGCCCGAAGCTAGGTTGCTGACGGAGTTCTTAATGCTAAACAAGCATGGCTCAAGCTTGAAAAGAAAGGACGAATACACGGCAGAGTTAATCACATGGGTGCTGTTACTTCTAGGTGTACACATAGTGATCCTAATGTCGCTCAAGTACCATCTGGAACAGCCGCCTTTGGGGAGGAATGTCGCAAACTATTTCACGCCCCGAAGGGTTACACCTTGTTGGGGGCAGACGCTAGTGGTTTAGAGTTACGTTGTCTTGCTCATTATATGTCAAGGTATGACGGTGGTAAGTACGGTAAGGAAATCTTAGAAGGTGATATACACACAGCGAACCAACTAGCTGCGGGGTTACAGACTCGTCCACAAGCAAAGACATTTATATATGGCTTCTTGTATGGTGCGGGTAACGAGAAGATTGGAGAGATCATTGGTAAGGGTAAGAAGGAGGGCGGACAAATTAAGAAACGCTTTCTAGCCAAAACCC